CTACCTCTCTTTTACCTTTTAGCTGTGTAGCTTCGTAACGTAACTTATCTTTTTTTATTTCAAGATTTTCGTTAATCTTTCTGTTTTCTTTTTGATTTTCAGCAACTGTCCGTAGATCACGAGCATAGTTAGCGTCAAGTTGTGACTGACGCTGCCTATTCTCTTTCATTGCTGTGATTTGGGCGTCAGATTGGATAGACATGTTCCGCAATGCAGCGGCTCCTCCAATCTGTAATTCCTCAAACCTACCTCCTTGGAGTCTAGGTTTAAATACTTGTGCCATTAGAATGTGTATCCCCTATATTTAGCATAGTTGTTAAATCCTGTACCTATGCTTCCAGCAATACTACTTATTGTTGATCCCCAGACCTGTCCAGCTGCTGCTGATGCAGACATTGTAGCTCCTAGCACTGGTGCGGGTCCAAAGTCATACTCTTCAATTACCCGTGGGAACTGATAAGTAGCTACTGGTGTAGGCAAAGGCATTACCGGCATTGGTAACTCACCGGGATCTAACATCTTTGCTGCATATGCTCGCAAGTCTGCTGCCGATTTTTCCCGATTTATTGTGTCTAAAACAAAGTTTGCATTTTGAATTGCATTGTTTGTAGAGGCTGATAACATAGCTACTTTACTACCAAACTCTAAAGCTTGTGTAGTTCTAAGTTTTTCAGCTGATCTACCTGTGACACCTCTAGCTCTAATCTTACCTTCTTTAACTAAGAAATCTAGATATGCAGCATTTTTATCATATGCAGCTTCTTGTAGAGTTTCGTCTAATTTAGCGTTTTCCTTCTCTCTACCTCTAAGATATGCACCTTCGTTTAGTGTTAATTGATTACTATAAATTTCTTCTGATCTTTTAAACTGGGCTTCGTTAGATGCCTGTTGCATATTTCTAATTTGTAAATCAGCGTTATACTGTCTAGCATTAGAAGCATCTTTAAATGCAGCTATCTTTCCTTCATTTAAAGCTTTTAGTTCAATCTCTCTTACTGCAAACTCTCGATCAGCGACAAGTCGCTCTTTCTTCATATTCCAGAGTTCAGTGTCATACTCTAGTTGTCTTGCAGCTGCTGCGTTCTTATCATTAGCTGCTTGTTTAGCTGCGTTAGCTGACTTATTTCCGCCGATAATGCTGCCGACAACACTAATAGCGGGTCCTATAAACGGTACTAAATTCATTAAGTCCTCCTGTAAAATCTAGGTGAGTATAATCCTTCCCACATCATAGAGTTTAAGGCTGTCGGGAATGGTGTATCGTTAAATAATCTAAGTGTAAAGTTTTCTGTTCTTTGATGTATAGGTAATGTAAATACTGTCTGGTCAACTAAAGGTATATCATTAGCAAGATATTGGTTAGCTTTAATTACAGGGTTTAAATTATACCACTCATCTAAGTATATTAAAACTGTAGCACCGTTAGCTGGTGCTGAATCCATAGTTAAAGATGTATTACTTGTTACTGTAAATGCTGTAGTTACAACATTATTTACTTTAACTTTTACTTGCTCTTTGTCTATATAACTTATATCTGATGGGTCCCATCCAAATACTGTAGTTGATCCGTCGCCAGTATGTTCACGTTTACCTTGTCGTATTCCTTTTGACCTTAACTTAAATCCCATAACTCCTGATAAACCTACAGCAAACTTCATACGTGCTATAGTTAAGTTAGCAGAGAAGTCAGATCTAGCTCCAGCATCGTCAGTTTTAAAGTATGTCTTAGGTAGTATAATGTCAAAATCGTACTTGTATCCTACAATAACATCACTAGCTACACTTGTTAAGTTTTTAAATGGTACTTTAAAATATGTATTACCACTTTCTACTACACGTTCTGGAGTCATTGTAAATCCAGATTCAATAAAATTACCTGTAGCAGTAGTACCTTTAATAATTAATACAGGTGTTAAGTTAGTAGCATCGTTATAAGGTATAAAACATTTACTAAAATTACCAGCTGTGTCAAATGTAACAGAGCTAGCTGTAGCATATAAGTCTATACAAGGATTAATTTTTTTACCTTCGTTGTTAACAATAATAGCATCATCTGGACTTTGACTAAGACTAGCTTTGCTTAATGTAAATTGTCCGCCCTGTTTTGTTACAGCAAAGAAGTCATCAGAATCTGCTGCCATAGCTTGTACTGTACCGGGTGCTTCCCAGTTAAACCATGCTTGTACTAGATTCTTTTCTCCATCACTATATGTACGGAAGTAATATATGTATCTAGAAGCTTGCCCAGACATAGCAATAAACTGGTTCTGTGGACTAGCTATCAGTGTATCTACTGTAGCTGGAACCCACTCGTTTACAACTCTACCTATGTCTAATACTGTTGGGTTTTCATTTTCTCCACGTGTTACCATGCCAAATACTCTGGTGTAACTAGGAGTTTTACTAACAAAGTTAATTGTTGTACCCATATCTACTGGATCTAGTTCAGTATCCATTTCGTAGTTAGCTATAGCACGTATAACTGTCTTAGCTGGTGTTAGAATACCGTCAGCTGCTGCCATTAAAAACTGTTGGTTAGCACTAAATAGAACTAAACCTTGAGTAGATGGCAACACACTATGAAGTGCAGCTGGTCTAATAGTAGACGCACTTACATCAATAGGATCTGAGTCAGTAACTGTTTGTGCAGATGTATGATAAAAATTAAAAAACTCTGCTGATTGACTCATAGATACGTTGTCACTAGACAAGAATCCTAATCTATTGTTATGGAAAAATGCCTGTACGATCTTTGCACCTACGAAAGATGGGTGAGAGTTAGTAACATCATCACCTACAGTTCTTGCATCATATGTAATCTTTTTAAATGTAAACGCATTAGTTCCTGTATTTACAAGCTCATGCGTCATTGTTGCGTTATCTAATCCTGTAGATACACTTGGAGATAAACCTTCTGACCAGAATCCGGGACCTGATGTACCGTTATCTGCCGTATACTTCATAAAGAATGGTGATGTAGTAGCACCATCATTAAGTACTTTTACTACGTGTCCATTTTTAGATTCATTAGGTAACTCTGCTATTGTAGCTATTTGATCTTGAAATATACCAAGCTTATCTCCTCTTGTACCTCCAGTACCTACTAAAGTAAAAGTAGAGCTACGAGATAAATGTAAGCTGTCAGCTAGCTTAGTTACTGTTAGACCTGATATATTGAAGTTATCAATATTGGTCTTCATTGTAGTTAATACCTGTGAGTAGGTATCATTTGCACCTGATGTAAATGTAGTAGTCTGTCCAGCTACTGTAATACTAAAAGGTATATTGTTAGCATCTCCTATTAATCTAATCGTACCCTGTGAGTTCGCAGTGAACGAGGGTGCTGCAAGAGCTGCGACTGTCTTAGTTTTGTTAGTTATAAAAGTTGTATCCTGTACAGTCAGCACGTCATAATCTGTACGTGCTCCTGTAAGGTATGCCTGTGCCCCTGTACCGTACGTTACGGTAGCAGCTGCCCCAGTTATAGCGTTCCATATTGCAATGGCTCCCTGAGACTGTCCAGAGGGCACTGGTGTAATACAGCCTATATATTTTTCTGTTTCAGTTCTAGCTATGTAGAACCATTTAGATGAGTCGTATGTAGTGCCTGTACCTAGATTGGCAATCCACTTAAAACCGGGTCTTTTAGTTAACCCAAAGGTTGGGTCAGGATAACCGTTAAGGCACTCCTCTACTTGACCGGGAAGTTTCTTATCATCAGATTGTCTAGATACTCCACCGAGATAGTTGTCAACTCTTTGAGTTACTACTGGCATTATCGTTGTAAAGCGTGAAATGGTTGATAGCTTTGATAGTAAGCTTGCTGTCCTTGTGGGTGTCCAAACATAGTAAACTGACCTTGCTGAGTTTCATACTCAAGAGCTGTAGCTCTAGCTAAAGCTTCTTGCTGTTGTAATCTAGCATACTGGTCATCGTCTCCTACTATCTTTCCAGATACAAGGGTAGCTGCTCTGGATGTTATATAGTTTTGTATAGGTTCTGGTAAATCTATCCAGTCAAAATACCATACGACATCACATTCAATAGGGCTATACTCCCATGTATATCTGTGGTTTTGTCTGTCATATAATTTACCCTGTCTGCGTACAGCATCATAAGTCATGTTCTGAGCATTTTCAGTTAACTTAATCTGTATCACATTATTAGGGATCAGTATTTCGTTGTTGTTATCTTTGTTAAATTCGTAATGATACTCTTTGTTAAAGGTCCAGCCCTCTGCTTGAATCTCCCTTGACACCTGTAACAGTGTTTCATAAGCAATCGCAACTTCCGGGTTGGTTTGGTCTAGTGTAGTTACAGGAGCCTGACCACATGATGTGAGTATCTG